ATATTATGTTGCCTGAAATAAGAAAGATTAAATTACATACACAAAACACACATGAGTATAAAAAATCAACTTGGCCTGGATATAGAAGTAATTCTTTATATACTGTAAAACCTATTTTATGGAATCATGTAAATGCCATGATGACAAAGTATGAGATATTAGATAAATGCTCTTGGCACATAAATACATATGTTCATTTAAGATTAGATAAAGATAAAAATGAAGATTGGATTCACACAGATCATGATTCTGATTTTGCAGCTCTAATATATCTTTCTAAAACTAATTTAAACTCAGGCACAAAACTTTTTGATGAAAATGAAAATATGATTAACGATGTAAAGTTTGTACAAAATAGATTTGTTATGTATTCAGCTAGATACAAACATGTAGGTTACGGTCACCATGGAAAGAATATAGATGATGGTCGATTAACTTTAAATTTATTTATTAAAAAAAACAAATGAAAGAATATAAAATACCTAAATCTACTTTTATTGGTGGATCGTTTATAAATAAAAAACTTTGTGATAATTTAAAATTTTATTTTAAAAAGTTACCATTTAATTTTAAAAAAACTGGCACTGTAGGATTAAATCAAACAGATAAAAACATAAAAGACTCTATTGATATAAGTTTTACTGGTAATGAAAACATACCTGTTCTTATAGATTATTTAAAAGAGCTACAAAAATGTATTTTATTGTATCAAAAAAAATTTGAAGATGTTTATTTAATAAGTAGATTTGGTTTAAGCCATGAAGGTTATAATATTCAAAATTATAAAAAAGGAGGTGGATTTAAAACATGGCACCATGAAAGAAATTGTTTAAAACAATGTCACCGAGTTTTAGTTTTTATGACTTATTTAAATGATGTAGAAGATGGGGGTACTTTTTTTAAGTATCAAAATTTTAAAGCTCCTGCTAAAAAAGGTCTTACTTTAATTTGGCCTTCTGATTGGACTCACACCCATAAAGGTCAAATAAGTAAAACAAAAGAAAAATTTATAGTAACTGGATCATTAGGTTTTTTAGAATAAAAAAATGAATAAAGATTTAAAAAAATATGTTCTTAAAATTGAAAATTTTTTAAGTAAAGAATTTTGTAATCAAACTATTAATCAGTTAAAAAAAATACAATGGAGAAAACATGATTTTTATAATATAAGAACAAACAAAAGCACACCTAGATCAGGTTATAGAGAACTAGATGTTTCAAATGATGTAGTGCCTAATAATGAAGAGATAATGAAAAGATTACATAATGCTTTAGAACATTATCTTAAAGAATTAAATTTTAAATGGTTTTGTTCTTGGGATGGGTATTCTAGAGTAAGATATAATAAATATTCTAAAGGTCAGAAAATGGCAATACATTGTGATCACATTCATAATTTATTTCCTTCATCAGAAGGAGGTGTTCCAAAATTAAGTTGTTTAGGCGCTTTAAACGATAACTATACTGGAGGGGAACTTGTGATGTTTACAGATACTATAATAAAATTAAAACAAGGGGATCTTTTAATATTTCCATCTAGTTTTTTATACCCTCACGAAGTTAAACCTGTTAAAAAGGGTAAGAGATATTCTTATATATCTTGGGTTTGGTAACCCTAAAAATAGATTGAATTACTCTATAATCTAATATAATAGCTAATAAACAGGATTTTATATGCTACAAAAACTAGGTTTTTTACCCGGATTCAACAAACAAGTTACATCTACAGGCGCTGAGTCACAGTGGACTGGTGGCACAAACGTACGTTTTAGGTATGGTACACCTGAAAAAATTGGTGGTTGGTCTCAATTAGGAGATAAAAAATTAACCGGTGCAGCTAGAAGTTTGCATCACATGGTTAATAAAGAAGGTATTAAATACGCAGCTATTGGCACAAATAGGATTTTATATGTATATTCTGGAGGAGTATATTATGACATTCATCCTTTAACTAATCCATCAGGGACAGCTATTACCAGTGCGTTTAGCACGACTAACGGGCAATCAACGGTTACTTTAACGTTTGCTTCTGCACACAATTTTCAAGTAGGTGATATTATATTATTTGGTGACCCATCTACATTTACCGCTATTACAGGTTCTAATTTTTCTTCTACAACTTTTTGTGATAAAAAATTTATGGTCACTGCTGTGCCTACCACTACAACTTTAGAAATAAATGCTGGTGCTACTGAAACAGGAGCAGGAGCAACTACATCTGGAGGTATAACTTATTTTCAATACTATCACGTAGGGCCCGCTGAACAGATTGGAGTCTTTGGTTATGGTATATCACAGTGGGGTGGTACAGTTACAAACCCACAAACTACTACATTGAATGGAGCATTAAATGCCGACTCTGCTGGAACTGGTGGTTCAGGGACCACGATTAATGTAGCAAGTACAACTGGATTTCCAAGCACAGGAACAAATTTTATACAAGTAGATAATGAAGAAATATCTTACACAGGAATTACAGCTACAAGTTTTACTGGAATTACTAGAAATGTTAGAGGAACAGCTAACGCTTCTCACAGTAATGGTGCAACAGTTACTAACTTTAGTAGTTATTCAGCCTGGGGCCAAGCAGCATCAACCACGGATAAAGTTGCAGAACCGGGTATGTGGTCATTAGATAATTTAGGAAGCACACTTATTGCGTTAATATTTAATGGTGAGTGTTTTGAATGGAATGCAGATGCATCGAATGCAACAGCAACACGTGCAACTATTATATCTGGTGCACCCACAGCGTCTAGAGATATGTTGGTATCTACTCCTGATCGTCACTTAGTATTTTTTGGAACTGAAACAACTATTGGAGATAAAAGCACACAAGATGATATGTTTATTAGATTCTCATCTCAAGAAAACATAAACGACTATACACCTACAGCTGAGAATAGTGCTGGTACACAAAGACTGGCCGCTGGATCACGGATCATGGGTGCTAAACTTGGTAGAAATGCATTATATGTTTGGAGTGATACAGCTTTATTTACCATGCGTTTTGTTGGAACTCCTTTTACTTTTGCCTTTGAACAAGTTGGAACTAACTGTGGATTAATAGGTAAGAATGCTGCTGTTGAAGTTGATGGTGCTGCGTACTGGATGTCTGACAATGGTTTCTTTAGATATACTGGTAAACTAGAATCTATGGATTGTTTAGTTGAAGACTATGTTTATGATAATTTAAATACAACATCTAATCAAATGGTTTATGCAGGTATTAATAATTTGTTTGGAGAAGTTACATGGTTTTATCCAGAAGCTGGTTCAAATGTAAACACACAATCAGTTACTTATAGTTATTTAGATTCAACTGCTAAACGACCTATATGGTTTGTAAACGCAAGTCCTTTATTTATTAGAACTACGTGGCAAGATTCTGCTGTATTTGGATTGCCACATGCAACTCAATATGATGCAGGCACAGATACATCTTTTGATGTAACAGGAAACACAGAAGGTATTTCATATTATTATGAACATGAAACAGGAGTTAATCAAGTAAGACTAGGAGTAACAACCGCTATTCCAGCTGACATTACTTCTGGTGATTATGATATTACACAAAAAGTTATAAGAGGAGCAGCAACTAACATGGCTGATCTTAGAGGAGATGGTGAAAATATTATGAGAGTTAGCAGAATTATACCAGATTTTATTAATCAACAAGGAGCTTCTATTATACAATTAGATTTAAGAAACTATCCTAGTGATACTGCAGCTAGTTCATCTTTAGGTCCATTTACTATTACATCTGGCACAACTAAAGTAGACACACGAGCTAGAGCAAGAGCTATAGCTCTTACAATATCTAATACAGCTGTTGATACTAGTTGGAAACTAGGCACTTTTAGATTAGATATACATGCTGGAGGAAGAAGATAATGGCTAAAATTGTACAAACATTAACAAGAGCAAGCTCAGAGTATGAAGAAGATGTAGCTCAGTCTTTAGTTAGAGATTTAGATGCAGTTCTTGAAAAATTAAACACTACATTTCAAGAAGAATTAAAACAGGAGATAGAAGCTAGAAGTTTCTTTTTAGATTAATGGCAGTAGTAAACCAATATAAATTTGTAGGTATAGACAACAGTACAAGTGGTAGTGCACTTACACCATTAGGATCTGGTGTTCCTGCAATTAATGAAACAATTGTTATTAAATCAATACTTGTTACATCAGCTGGTACACCTACTGTAACTATCATTAACAATAGTATTACAGCTATTAAATCAGCACAATTAACAGCTAATACTACAACAGAATTATTAACCCAACCGCTAATAGTAGAAGGTGGTAAAACCTTTACAATACAATCTAGTACATCAGACTCGTTTGATGTAGCTATTAGTTATCTAAACATTAAGAAAGAGGTAACAACATAATGACAGACATACCAACACTAACACCAGAAAAAATTATAACAACGATTAAGAACAAGAAAACAGGTAAAGTATACGAGACTGAAGAGGCTCTAAAAGCTGCTAATATACCTGAAGAAGACGTGCAAAGAGATGTAACAGTTATTATGCCGGCTCTTGATTTGTTCGCTAAAACAAAGTAAAAGGAGATACTATGGAAGAAAAAATTTCAATGAACGAATCTATACAAGCTGGAGCACCTGATATTAAATACAATAGTGGTGATATTAGAATGGGTAGACAAGAACCAAATGATCAAAGCATGCAAATTGCAGCAGAAATATGGTCACAAATGGAACCAGAACAAAAAGTTCAGTTTGCTAGTTTTGAAGCTTTTTTTGAAAGTGGTATCTGGAAACAAATTTTACAACAGTTGCAACAAGATCAATCAGGAATCCAATCTCAAGCTCCCGAAATGAGTATGAGTGAAAACGTTAACATGGCAGAGCAGATGCCTGGTGGCGGAATAGCTGATGTTGATGTCAGAGAAAAAGTTGCAATGGCAGCCAACGGTGGT